GCTCTGGCAGCTCCTCATCCCGGCTGTACCAGATGCGCTTGACCTCGCTGGGCAGCGAGGCTGTCTGCAGCTTGCCGTAATAGGGTGATGCGAAACCTGTCATGCAATGGCCCTCGCTCGCTTGGCTTTGATTTCCCTGGCCACAAAGTCCAAGGCCTTCTCCAGCTCGCCCACCGTGCAGGCATCTAACTGCGCGTCATGCACCTCCATGCCCAGGTTCATGGCTGTGAGCTCCAGCCCCGTGAACAGGAAGCGGTTGCGCTCCAGACCCCGCCTGCTCATGGCCAGCAGTGCGTCCTGGGCGGCGGTGATCTCGGTGCGGTACCCGTCACCCAGCTCTGCAGTGATGGCCATAGCTTCGGCCACGTTCATGGCCGCGATCAGGATGTCAATGTCATCCCTGGTGCCCGTGCCTGCGACCATGCTGGTCAGGGCTTGGTGGTTCTTGATCTTCAAGGGTGTGGCCTTGCCGTGCTCGCGCACCGGAGCAAAGCCGCGCATGACATGGCCCATGGTGTCCATGATCACGCCCTTGGGCCGGTAGCTACTCCTCTTTCGCATCATCCCCCCAGATCATGGCGGCCAGGGCCACGGCCAAGAACAGCAAGGCAACCGACAGCGCCAAGCCGATGATGATGCCCAGCACAAAGCTCATTTACAGATCCCCATCAAGCCGACAATCAGATGCCGGGCAAAGATCACAGACAGGCACACAGCAGCCACTGCCAGCACAAAGGCAGCCAGCTTCTCCCAGAAGGTCGGCTCGTCATCCGGGTTCATTCCAGCATCTCCTTCACCGTCACCACCAGCCTGGGCTCCAGGCTGTATTGCTTCTGCACCAGCAGGCGCACCACCTGGGTGTCATCGCCGTAGGCCACCCCATTCATGGCATCCAGCACGCCCTTGGCCACGTTGTCCAGGTCTGGCTTGCCAGGAATCTCCTGGCCATCCAGCGCCCTTGCACGCTTGGCCATAGACCAGCTCTTGGGCACGCCCTTGTAGATGTCCACCCGCACGCTGACCGGGGTCTCCACCGGGGCGCACGGCATGGCCTCAGACGCACGGCAGGCGATCAGGGTTTCGTAGTCCCTGGTGGCCGTGTCTGTGTAGGCAAAGCCGCGGCGAGTGAACCGCGGGCGGCCCTTGCCTCGCGGCTCTCCAGGCACAGTGAACTGCAGCTCCATCACAGCAGGCCTGCCTGCCGCAGCGCGGCCAGGAACTGCTCGTACCTCTCGGCCTTCTCCGGGGCTGGCTGCTGGTCAGTGACCGACAGCGCAAGCTGGATCACCTCCACAGGCAGATGCTGCCCCTCACGGCACAGATCCAATACCTTGATGGCTTCCTGCTGCGTCATGCTAAACCTCCCCATTGGTCAGCCATTGCTTTAGCGATTCCAGAATAGGTCTCGCTCCGAATCTTCCAGCGATCTTTGGTAGGCGGCAGCTTGTTCTGGCCACTGTCAGTCTGGTTGGCCCAGCGGGGTTTACCGTCCACAATGCGAGGCTCGACAAAGCTGGTCGGAAGCAGCGGCGGCAGGTTCTTCAGCCACAGACAGGTCGCCTTGCTGGCATCGTGCCCAAACTGGTAAGGATGAACGGTTTGATCGGCTTTGCGGATGCGTGTACCGATGGCCCCTACAGGATTCTCCAGCGCAATCCTAGGAATCGGAGCGTCCAGCAAGAGCTGCACAAAAGCCAGCGCATCCTCTGTCTGCTGCGCTCTTCCGGGTATGCGCTTGTTCCAATGCAAGCCAGAGCTGCATAGGTAGGTGCATGGCGGGTGCGCCACCATCAGATCCCAGCCATCGGCCAAGATGTCGCGGACATCACCTTGGTAGTGTGGGCCAGGCGCATCGGTGCCCAGCAGGTCGCAGCTCATGGCCTCATGGCCAGCAGCAACAAAGGCATCGCGCACAGCGCCAGAGTACTCGCAGGCCACCAGCACCCTCACTGCTTCACCCCCATCAGGAACCGCTGCAGCCGGGGCTCCAGGCCGCCATAGCGGGGTTGGAGCTGATCTCGCACACACTGGTCAATGATGGCGCTGATGCTGCGGCGCTGGTCTGCGGTGGCCTTGGTCAGCAGCTCCCTGCTGTCTGGGTGCAGCCTCACTAGGAACGGGATTCTTTTCTGTTGCATGGGCCTGCTCGGTATCGTGGCGATAGCGCAGGAGTCTACTCGCATCTAGGGGCAGGATGGGCATTAGGGTTTGTCCTAGTGTTTTTCTTGGTTTCTGCGTTGACACCGCTATCGGTTTGCCACGATACTTCATCCATGTTCAACGCGCAGATGAAGCGCAAGGAGTTGCAAACATGACTACCACCCTCAAAACCAACACGCTCAAGACCTCGCGTGACCACGGTGGCGGCAGCTACTTCGTTACTGGCTACGTTAATGACAGCCTAGTGCAGTACTCGCTGAAGAAGACCGCTGAAGGCTGGAAGCTCGAAAGGTTTTACGGTGAGTGCAAAGACTTCCCGGCAGTCTTCTCCACCAAGCGGGCCGCCATCCAAGCAGTCAACAATGTGGAGGCCTGACATGACCCGCTTTGTCGCCTACTACCGCGTCTCCACAGACCGCCAGGGCCAAAGCGGCCTTGGCCTGGAAGCCCAGCGCACCGCCGTTACCCAGCACATCGGCACTGCCGAGCTGGTGGCCGAGTTCACCGAGGTCGAATCTGGCCGCAAGAATGACCGTGAGCAGCTTGCCCTGGCCCTGGCTGCAGCCAAGAAGGCCAAGGCAGTCCTGGTCATTGCCAAGCTAGACCGCCTTGCCCGCAATGTCCACTTCATCAGCGGCCTGCTGGAGTCTGGCGTGCCGTTCGTCTGTGCCGATATGCCAGAGGCAGACCGCACCTTCCTGCAGATGTCTGCCGTGTTCGCAGAGTGGGAGGCCCGCAAGATCTCCGAGCGCACCAAGGCCGCTTTGCAGGCCGCTAAGGCCCGTGGCGTGCGCCTGGGTAGCCCTGCCCCCATCAAGGGTAGCGAGGCTGGCATAGAGCGCATCCAGGCCCGTGCTGATGCCTTTGCCTCCCGTGTCCAGCCCATCATCGTCAGCATCCAGGCAGCCGGTGCTGCCACCCTGCGCGACATTGCCAGCGCCCTGTCTGCCCGTGGCATCCAGACTGCCCGTGGAAACACGGACTGGAAGCCCGCCCAAGTTGCCCGTTTGATTGCCCGTTAACCAAAGGAGAAACCATGAAAACCACGAAACGATTCCCCCGCACCATGGAGGAGGCCTTTGGCCCCGGCCACCGAGGCGGCATCTACGAACCCGGCCCCGAGTTCAGCCTTGTAGACAAGGTCATCATGGGCTTGTGCGGGGTGATCCTCTTTGGCCTGCTGCTGGCCATCCTGACGGGGGTCATCTGATGAGCCAAGCCAACATGATCATGGAGATGCTCAAGCGCGGCCCGGTCACCGCCATGGATGCCCTGCAGGAAGCGAACTGTTTCCGGCTGGCAGCCCGCATCGCAGACCTGCGCCAGCAAGGCATTGAGATTGAGACCGAAACCGTCACCACCCCCACGGGCAAGCACATTGCCCAATACAAACTGAAGGAGAGCCAACATGGCCGGGAAGTTAACTGATGACCGCATGATGTCCGCATCCCGCCTTCCGGGACTGCTGGGCTACAGCAAGTACAGCCGCCCGAATGATGAACTGCAGTTCAGCATCAATGCCATTGACGGCAAGCCCCGCGAAGACATCGGCAATGAAGCCATGGCCTGGGGCAACACCCTGGAGCCCGTGGTGCTGACCGAGGCCTGCAAGCGCCTGGGCATTGACCAGTTCGACACGAACATCACCAAGCCCTACCGCAGCCAAGCATGGCCACTGCAGTGCAGCCTGGATGGCATCGCCCAGGGCAGCGGGCAGACCGTGGTCAGCGACAGTGATCTGGGCATCTACGTTGTTGGCCAGGACAGCATCGTGCTCGACGGCCCCGGAGTGCTAGAAGCCAAGGTCACCAAGACCTACCCAGAAGACACGCCCGACCTAGCGCGAGGCCCCATCCAGCTCCAGGGCCAGCTCTTGGTCACCGGCTACAAGTGGGGCGCAGTCTGCGTGCTGTACCAAGGCATTGAGATGCGGGTGTTTCTGTTCGCTCGCCATGACTACACCCAGAACCAGATCATCAAGTCGGTCAATGACTTTGAGAGCAGGCTAGAGACCTACCGCCAGACGGGCGGCATTGAGTGGTACGAACCCGAGACCAGCGAGGACATGGACAGGGTTTACCCTACGCCCGTCGAAAGCAAGGAAGTCGAGCTGCCAGAGGCCGCGGCCACCTGGGCGCAAAAGATCCTGGATGCCAAGGCCGCCATGCGTGATGCCAAGGATGACATCGAAGAGGCCGAGCTGGAGCTAAAAAAATTACTCAAGCAGGCGCAGACCGGCAGGGCTGGCAACCTGCTGATCCAGTGGCCCATGCGCCACTACTCTGCCCAGGCCGAGCGCCTTGTGCCCGCTAAGGAGGCATACAGCACCCGTCAATCCACACTGAAGATCAAGGAGATCAAATGACACAGCTTGCCGTTACCCGCCAGGGCTTTGCCCCGGCCACCATCACCGAGGCCATGGAGTTCAGCAAGATGCTGGCCGACAGCTCCATGGTGCCCCGTGCCTATCAAGGCAAGCCGCAGGACATCATGGTCTGTGTGCAATGGGGCTATGAGATTGGCCTCGCTCCCATGCAGGCGCTGCAGAACATTGCCGTGATCAACGGCAAACCCAGCGTCTACGGGGATGCAGCCATGGCACTGGTGCAGGCCAGCCCGGTCTGCGAGGGTGTCGAGGAGTACATGGAAGGCGAGGGCACGCCCAACCCCGTGGCCGTCTGCGTTGCCCACCGCAAGGGCCGCAAACCAGTGACCGCCAAGTTCTCCGTCGAGGATGCCAAGCGGGCAGGGCTGTGGGGCAAGCAAGGCCCCTGGCAGGCCTACCCCAAGCGGATGCTGGCCATGCGTGCCCGTGGCTTTGCCCTGCGGGATGCCT